GACCAGATGCACCTGGAGCAGATGTATTAACTTGAGAGTCAATAACAACATTCATGCCTGCGAACTGACCGATTGATCTGTCAGTAACGCCAACACCACCGCCACCCCATTGGATAGCACCGCCAGATGTAAGAGAATCACTAGAGAATGTCAACATACCAACCTGATATAGGTAGTAAGCAACAGATGGGTGAATTACTAGAGTATCTAGCTCTTCTCCTCTTTCTCCAAGAAGTGATCTTGCTCTTGCTGCTGTAGCTGCTGTTAAGAAGTTATCAGCAGTAGCACCAGTACCAGCTTTTGCAATGTCAAGATGGTTAGCACCTAAAGCACCAGAACCCGCAGCAAATAAACCATTTAGATGACTAAATAATCTTGCTGAGTTTAATTTGTTGATAGCATCTGCAATTTGGTTTCTGATGTGACCCATTGGATCTTCACCAGCAGCCAATACAGCTACGTCATCAACAGCATACGCAAAACCTCTGTGACAGATAGTTGCGATCTGTGTTCCTGTACCAATCTTTTGTGGTGTCAAATAACCATTGTTACTTGTACCCCATGAAGCTGTACCATCTAAGATTTCCTCAGTTGGAGCGATTGGATTGAACTCTGGAACTTGGATTCTTGTTCCACCTTCTGATGCGTCAAGAAGTGCGTTACGCACAATAGCACCAGACTTAATAAAAGCACTACGTTCTTTGATTGCCTCAGAAACATAGGTGCTCAAATTATTTCTCTTTACGATGTCAGCTAATAAGACACCACCAGAGTAATTCTGAAACGGAGCAGCCATTTAGAATAATTTAGAAGTTTACAGTAACCAAGCCACCGACTTGGGTGTTGAATCCACCGAATCCAACAATTATGATTGAGCCTCTTGCTTGAGCACCGCAGCAAGCTGAGGGTTCTGTTCTGATATTAGCATTTGTTGAGTTATATTGCCCGTTTTCCAAGGGTTTACCTGTCCTCCACCCACATTTGATGTAGGAGTTGGTTTTGCACCCATTCCTGCAGCAGTGCTTGGTTTGAAATGATGCTCCCAACCACTACCAGGGTTCTTGAGACTTGTGAGATAAGAGTCTAAATCCTGTTCGACTCCACCATTCAAAATTACAACTTTACCCTCAGCATTTTTTTGTAACTTATTTTGTAATAAAGAAAGAGTCTGTTCAGCATTGATCGCACCAAGGTTACTGATGGCTGAAAGTGCCGTTGTCTTTGTAGAAGCTAATTCATTAGAATTTTTTAAATCTTCAAGCTGCTGAGATAAATTAGCTATCTGTTGATCTTTTTCCTGTGCTGTTTTATTAGCTTCTTCCCAAAGCGTTTTCCATTGCCCTTGATCTTCTAATATCTGTTTTCTCTTTTGCTCTTCTTTTTCATAAACACCATCTAATTTACCTTTTACATCATTAAATTTCTCTGACCATTTAGCATCTTTTTCAGCAGCTTCTTTACGAATAGCAGCTAGTTTTTCTTCATATTCTGCTTTTACAGAATCTAAAGAGGGTGATGGGGGTTGAACAGGTGGTTGTGCTGCAACAGTTTCAGTTGCTTCAGTATTTGTTTGAATTACTTTTTCTTCGATTGCCATAAATTATTCAGAGAGAGGGTTTGTAGTTTTTTTCTTTGAGACTTTCTTCTTAGTTTCTTTTAGTGCAGGAGTAGGACACGCTTCAGCAACTTTCTGTGCTTCAGTTTTAGGTTCTACCACTTCCCATTTATATGTTCCATCGGGTTGCAGAACTTTATCAATAGATCCAGCCATAATTAATTGTGTACTTGTATATTATCTTAGCAGATTATTCGGATTTGGCTTCATTTGCTGATGGCAACACTTCTCCCTGTACTAAAATATCTCTAAATTCTTCTCTATCAATAACCTGTTGATCAAATAATGATATTAAAGCTGTAATATCCTGTCCAATTAATCTTTCAATATCAAAATCTCTACTAATCTTCACTTCGGGAGGTTCGATACCTACATATTCAGCAGATAAGTTAAAACATTTTTGAAGTTTTTGCTCTAATTCCATAGAAACCATTGCAAGCATAGAATTAGTGTCCACTCTATCTAATCTTCGAGCGTCAGCAGATTCAGCTACAAACTTCTGTTGACTAAGAGTACTTATTCCAAGAGTAGCCATTTGCATTTGTAATTCCTTAATTTCGGCAGATTGAGCATCAAAAGCACTGGAAGCTGGCTCTACATAATAAACTTTATTTCCTGGTTGAGTTGCCATTGCATAATTAACAGATATAGCAAGATCTTTGGTTTGATCATCATATCCTTCCATTACAAGCATCGGTTGAGATGCAACGTGCAAACTATGAATAAGATCAGCCTGTCTTTGAAAATGTGCAAGATTTAAATAGGCAATATCAAGTAAAGGTGGTTTACTAACTAAATTATCTGTTTTACCAGAATAAATTGTTACTAAAGGTATTTCTCCAAGAGAAAAACTACCAGTTTCTACCTGTTTATAATCTTTATCTGCTGAACCCATTTCAAAATTACCCGTAACACTATTATCTGCAACGTCATACATCTCTTCAATCTGTTCTTTTTTACGAAAAATTCTATAACTACCTGGTTCAATTACTCTTATCTGATCATAAACTTTCTCACCAAACTGCCCATCGGGTAATACTGCTTTTTCAGCTAACCTTACCTGCACTAAATTTCCATAATTAGACTCCCTATCAAGTCTCCATCCATAAAGATTTGTAGGATCTACTTCAATCCAATAAGGTCTACGATTTTGCTGTCTTTCCTCAGCAAGAGTCAAAGCACCCGATGGAGCTGGATAATCTACAAGTATATGACTTTGACCATAAATTAAAGAACACATCAATACTCTTCTTGCATATTCATCTAAGTCCGAACCACATCCGTCAACATCCATCTTAAACATCTCTGTCCAATAAGGATCACCTATAAGTGTTATTGGTTTTCTTAATACAAGACCTGTAGCTGCTCTTATTAATCTTTGCGTAAAAGGACTAAATACTGATCTGTTTACCCTTGCAAGGTAAGCATCATAATCTTCTCTTGGTTCAAGAGGTAAAAATGCTTCAGAATTTTCTCTAAGATACTCAGTTCCTTCTGTAACAGCCTTCATTATTTCCCAACCTTTCATCATATCTAAAACTGCTCTAGTTCTAGTAAAAGGACTATCAACACCACCTGCAGATGTTGATGAAACTATATTAGTTCTAATAGAACCTGGGATTGCGTAAGTCATGTTAGCACCTCCATTTTCTTAATGCTAACGCCTTTCTAGTAGGTTTACCGTTAGGTTTTTTCATTGGTCCAGGCATACCCTTCATTCGGGCACAGAAAGATGCTCGTCTTTTAGCTGCTTTACTTCCAGGTTTCACTTTTCCCGTAACAGGTGCTTTTAAATTACTACCTGTGGCACGATTGTATTTCGCACGACCTTTAGCAGTAAGTCCACCAGTTTTAGACTTTTCACCCCTGCCTACACTTAAATTTACTTGTTTACGTTTTTTTCTCATTTGCCCACCTTTACTTGTGCCTTTTTATGGGCTTGAGTAAAAGTATCTCCTGCTCTCATTCGCCTTTTCATAAACTCCATGTGCTTTGCACTATGATGCTCAGAATGCTTAGATAATAAAGTTTTTTGGCGAGGAGTTAGTTTCACTTCTTTTTCTTTTTTTTTCTTAGAACCTTGGTATTACAAGTCGTTACCGTTAATATCACCATTGGTTGTAAAACTTACACTTACAGTTTCAAGATCACCTGTTGCTGCCGATAAAGTTGTTCCTGTAATAATTCCATCAAACGTAACTTTATTAGATCCATTAAGGAATAGTTCAAATTTTGCATCCGCTGGGTCATCTGCCTGTAATACATCTCTTAGTATTTCACCTGTCGCATCAGTAGCAGTAGCAGCAGTATAGAGAAAATCAACACTACCAGATCCAGAAATTAAACCTCCAACATATTTTCTAGAATTATCGCCATGAGCAGTACATTCTAGAGTATCTTTTGTTATATCAAGAGACCAACCTGTTGTTGAAATAACTGTTGCAAGGGCTTCTGATCCATCTTTAGAAAATTTAACAGAACCCTCCTCTCCACGAAAAAATGCCATGATCCAGAGAAAAAAAGTATTTATATGATTATATTACCGTGAAACTGCGTTTTTTACAGTTATTTTTTCTTCTTTTTACGTCTATGTTGATAACTTATTTTTTTACTACCTGTTTTTTCACGCTTAAATCGTGCTTTTTCAGCACTTGACATCTCTTTTGTTGTCTTAGGTGTCTTACTTGATACACGTTTACTAGGCCTACAGGCAGGATAACCTCGTTTTTCGCCCTTTGAACGACCACAGGGTTTGCCAGTTTTGACATCAACCCATTTTTCTTTAAACCAACGGGTTAGACCACCGCTACTTCTTGCCACTTTTTTTAGTACCAGAACGATAAGTACCACCACGCTTCTTATACTCTCGTACAAGCCATGCGTTAGCGTAGGCAGAAGGATAAACAGCAAACTTACGTTTAGCTTCTGCTTTTACCCTAGAGTATAACGCTTTATTTACAGGAACATTCGCCACGTTTCTTACCTCCTTTCTTTTTCTTCTTCTTTTTCTTAGTCGTAGAATGGTACATAGTAAGAATTAGGTTTCTTAGTATATTCTAAACGAAGTTTGACCTAATGTCTCTGGTTTTGCCAAGTTAAATTGCTGTAAACAAAGATAACCAAAAGCATCAAAAGCATGATCTACACCCAAGTTTTTATTAGGCAATCCAGTATTTGGTGCATATGTAAGAGTTCTAAGCGATTTTATCAATTCTTTACACCTCGGATGGATAAATGTTCTTCGATCACCAGCTGCATCAAAAAGTGCCGTATTGACAGCAGTGATCTTATCTCTAATCTTCCAAGGAGCCTTCGGACTCGACACGGTAAAGCCACTTCTTCGTAAAATTGTATGATCCGTAAGCCCAACTCCACTTGTTTTGCGAGCACCACCCGTAGGGTCGGGACAAGTAATAATTCTTCTCTCAACACCATATCTATTTACCACTTCTTCGGCAAAATCCCATGTAGTAGCACCTCCTCTTAAGATAATTTCGTCAAAAACATACAAATTTTCATTATTTTTTACCGCACATATGCCACAAAGAGGGTCTACGTTAAAATCCACTCCCATATATAGCGGTAACATATGTAAATCCTGCACTTCGGACGAAATATTCTCGTCATCAAAGCTAATTGCCACTAATCCCGTAAGATTTTCAAAGCTCGCTTCAAATTCTTGTCTAAATGTACGATTATCTAGCTGACCTCTAGCTGCTTCAACTTCTTCTTTCGGAACATTACCCCCCTCAATCGTAGTAAAACTCCACCTCTTCCAATCTCCACTTTCATCTTCGGGTACATAACACCATAAATCGTAAAACCAACTTGCCGTTCCATCAGGTGTTGAAATAAATAATGCCCATCCCTGTTTATCAGCTAACGCAGGTCTTATAACTTCAGACCATACCTCTTTGTCCATAAATGCAGCTTCGTCTAATACAACTCCACTTAAACTACGACCTCTTAATGCCATCGCATTTTCAGTCCCTTTTAACTCAATAGTGGATTCATTTACTAATTCAATTTTTAAATCTGTCTCATTCTTAGACTTGATCCACTGCTTTGGTACTAACTTCTTTAATGTTTTCCATGCAATGTCCTTTGCCATTCGATATGTAGGTGCACAATAAAAATATGTTTCTCCAGGCTTTGCAATAGCTCCTTTCAATAACTCAACACAGCTTAAATAACTTTTACCAAATCTTCTTCCAGCTACTAACACCCTAAATCTTTCTTTCGCACTAAATACTTCCCCTTGTGCCCAACGTAAACTTAACGGTTCTGCTACTGCCATACAAAAATAATAACCTCTATTATCATAACAGCAACTTATTTCGTGTTGTATCAGCAGGTTCCCCGCCCCTGGCTAAAATAAAGTTTTTTTTGAGACTACACCCCCTAGTAACAAATGATACACGCTATTGTATAAACTACTCTTGTATATATACTAGCATCTGCTATAATAGAAGAGTAGGCAAGGGAAACCAAGCCTACAGCAACTCGAAAACTTAATTAATTTTTCTGCTATGAAACCAAAAGCAAGGTACACTTTTTCAGGTGTCGAATCCGTCAGCTTCACAAGCTATTCAATCAGCTTCCGATTCTCTGATGGTGATTCTCTAGATGTTGACTTCCCTTCCTCAAGTGGTCGGAAGTTCATTCACGAAGAGATTAGAGACTTCCTTAAGTGGTACGGCAAGGATGACAGAAAGCAACTTGAAGAGACTTCAAAAGTCTTAATCAAGTTACTTGAGAAGGAGGAGGTCAAAGCATGACCTCTTCTCAACTTGGCGACATAGTCGGCAACGAGCCAACGCTTTGCTTCTCAGAGTGGGAGCACTTCGTTCAAGATGAAGCTATCTCTAGAGGAGTTGATCCCAACGACTCTGACAAGATGGAAGAGCTTGACGAGATCCTACAACAAGAAGCACAAGACCATCGAGATCACCTCGAGATGGAAGCCTATGAAGACTCAATAGGGCACTAACAATGCCCTTCCTTGATTCCTATCAGGAGACAAGGCTAGACGAGATAGAGGAGCAACTCTTCCTAGAGTCTCCTCTAGCTCCTAACCTTAGACTCAAAGCTTACGAGCTTTTACTAATTGAACTTTATTCTTAAATGCTATGAAATTTCAAATTGCTTATCTAAGCTTTATGACAGTTTTATTATTCTTTCTTGGAACATGGGGAGCGCATCAAAAGCCCGCATCTTTCGACTACTCAACAATCAGTTGGGAGGAGACTAGACCATGAGCTACAACGGTTGGACTAACTACGAGACTTGGAACGTGGCCTTATGGCTTGACAACGATCCAATCTCGTACCACTACGCCAAGATAGCCAAAGACTACGACCACTACCGAGAGTTAAAAGTTACTCGAACTGGTGACGGTGTCAGTCTTTGGGATCCTATCTTAGACACCAAACAGCTTGACGACAAAATCAAAGAGCTTAAACCTTGTCTAACTGACGAGGTCACATTAAACGATTACTTGGGAGCTTAGGCTCCCTTCCTTACTTCTATGTTAAAACTTAAACTCGAAACCGATAACCAGGCATTTGACCAGGAAGGCCAGGAAGTCGCCAGGATACTGAGAGGCCTGGCTGACCAGGTCGAACACCTGGACAAGCTCCAGGAATGCCAGTTCCCATTAAGAGATCTCAACGGTAATACGGTTGGCTACTACCAAACCTGGACCGACCAGAGCGAGAGCCAGGGGGCGGTGATCAGTTCACCTTACCAGGAGTGGAGCCAATGACCAGGCGAAGAGTTCCCAGTATTGATTACTGGGACTACTTCTGGCAGCAATTCGACTCAATGTATCACGAGGACTGCCAGGGATATGCAGACTCCGACTTGGTTTATAGACGAACCAAAGAGCTGGTTGATAGTCAGCTTGAAATTCAGTAAACCTAGGAGCTTCGGCTCTTTTTTTTTGCCTGGAAACACCAGGACAAGACCAGGTAACTACCAGGTAAGCTAAAAATTGAATGGATTTTTAGAGCTGGTCAGCAAAAACTGAATGAAAAATCAAGCTATATATACTGAATGTAAAAAACTGAATGAATTTTCAGCTGGTTTTGTCAACTGAATGTAAAAACTGAATGCAAAAATTGAATGGCTTAATCTCTGCCAACCTCATGTCGATTTGTCAAATAGTACACCTGTATTATACTAGCTTCGCCCAAATGCTCACTCCTTGCTTTCAATTTGAATATTTAAGCTGGGTGGCATATTTACGTTTACGGCTTCCTGAGTCTCGCCATTCGCACGTCCTAGCGAATCTAAAATCATGTGTGCAGTTTGCAGTTGGCCTTTTTTCAAAGCAGCATTAAATAGTCTTTGTCGCATGGAATGTAAACGAGAGAGTATATCGGCTCTATCTCTCTCTAAATCTTGCGTGTTCCACTCGGTCACACGTTTCCAATCTGCCCAAGCTGTTTTTTCGGAGATGCTTTCTCTTTGTGCGTGTTGTAAAACTAACTGTCTTGTAGATAATCCGTCAAGTTGTTTTGTGTAAAGTCTTTGACAGCGTTGTTCGATATGAGTTTTTGGATTACGCTTGCCATATATATTTTTTATTCTTTCTAGGTCTTTTTCTGACATTTCCAATAAAAAAGAGGTATTAACTAAATAATACCTCGTAAGTTTAATTATGTGAAAGATTTTCTAACAATCCCAAGAATCCGAAACACCATCTTCCCATTCAACTCTTGTATGTTGTCTATCCATATCGCCTAAGTATCTATCTTCATCTTTCCATTTCTGCATTTCTTCGTGCGAATCGAAAGTAATTTGATACTTGACAATTTTTTCACAAGTAAATTCATAAGGATACATGATTTTTTACCTCAAATAATTTATTTTCTTGGATAAATTTAAACTCGTTAAAATCCCAAAGCTCACCAAGTTGTAATTCTTTAAGTAGCATTTCTTTAATTTGATCTAAGATTGCAAAACCCAAAGAATCTTGATAGTTTCCGTGTTCGCAAGATTGATAATCATAATTGTTGATAATGCCGACAAGATAACCTAATTGGTTATGATCGTCCCAATAGTTAACAACATTTGACATTCTGTAAACATAAGATGGTCTTTCGGAATATTCTTTGTCGTTATATCTAGCCATCAAAGAATTTTGATTTTCTCTCAATAAGATATTAAAAATAACTTCATAGATACATTCGTTGGAATATTGGTGATACCAAATATCAAAAACACCATCACAAAACTTATCAAATTTTGCGTGTTGCTTCATACGATCTTCAAAAGATTTAGCAACTTTTTGTTTTTCGTACCAAGAGTTTTTGTTAACTCTTCTAATAGCTCTTAAAATAGAAGATTGTCTTTCGTCATCTGTTTTACCACTTTTCATATAATAGAAAGTGGATAATGCGTTAAGAGTATCGTCGGAACATAAATAAGCAGACATTAGTTTTTACCCCCTTTGTTAGCTTTCTTTTTTTCATCAAATTTTTTAAATTCATTTTTAACATCATCAATAGTTTTGATAGATGTTTTAGAAAGATCAACGGAATGAGAATTGCCGTTGCAATCTGTGATTTCCCAAATAGGCATAGCGAATAAAGTAAACTACTCCTTTATTATAACAGTTATTTCTTAGTATTGGCAATGATTTTGGAGAATTTTATAGAACTTCCTTTAGTTGATGCAAGATATAAAATATCAAATAATTTCATTAATCTTATTTTTCTTTTTGTAGAATATTTTGAATATTTAATGAAAGAAAGCATAGTGGTTAATAAAAACCATTGATCACTGAATGAGAGCTTAATTTCATTAGGATTTGGTTGATCTTGTTCGTTTTGTTTTCTAAGCAATAAATCTTTAATTCTTCCCATGATTGAATGTTTTTATCTATATATATGCTAGTATATTAGAGTAGTTAATGTCTAGTGCCTATGGTTAATTCAAGACGTTCCAATGAACTTCGATCACAAGATTTAGAAAGGTTGAAACGTCTTTTAGATTTAGGAATAACACCAAAAGGTGTTCGTGCATATGCTCAAAGTACATTTAATGTTTCAAGACAGCAAGCACATAGAGATACAGTCAAAGCAATGGCTGATCGTTCCAAAGATAAAAGGGTTAAGCCTTGTTCTAAGGAAAAGCAAAAAATGATCGCAGCATCAATGAATCTGCTTTTCCAATGTATGCTCAAAGCTGAAATGAATAACGACCCAAGTTCGTTAGCTAGATTAAGCAAAGAGATACGAGAGCTATCAAAGCTCATTCCAGAATTTTCAGCTACACCAGATCCTGAATGGGACGAGGAAAATTATGTAAGCTTTGAAAAATCTGTCTCATAAAACAATTATTTTTTTCTCATAAAACGCTATGACCAAATCAAAAAGACAAACTGTCATCTTAGAAAACGACCCACTATACAAAGAAAAAGCAAAGTGGGCTAAAGAATTTAATCACTTAGTTGGACTAAAAATTGTTGGAGTTCGTTATTTAACAAAAGAAGAAACAGACGCAAGTGCTTGGTATTCTTCACCAATAGCTATTGAACTAAGTGATGGTTCAGCATTAATACCTCAACAAGATGATGAAGGTAATGATGGAGGAGCAATATATATTGCTAACTCAAAAGGCAAGCAAGATTTAATTCCCGTAATTAGAGGTTAATTATGGACAAAATCGCAAACGCACTTTTTCTTACTGAAAAAGAAACCGAGTTTTTAGGACACATTCTTAATGAAGCTTGGTATCAAATTGATTCAGATAATCTTACCGAGGAAGGTTATCAACTTTATAAATCTATTGAAAAAAAAATTAAGGAGCAATTAAATGCCTAATTGGACAACAAACGAAGTTACGTTTTCTTCGCCATTTACAAACAACATTAAAATAATTAAGGAGATCTTTGAAAAGGGATCTCCATTTGGCCAACTTATTAAAGAGCCTAATTGGTCTACCGTTCCACTAAAAGGAAATGAGTTAAGGAATCGTTTTTCTAAACAACCTTTAGGAGAAAAAGGAGAGCTACCGATCATTGAAGAACATAAATTAAAGAACGGTGATGTAATGAAGTTCTTTAAATTTAAGTCTACAAATGTTCAAGATACACGTTGGTATGAGTGGCGGTTGGAAAAATGGGACACCAAATGGGACGTTCCAAAAGATGATATTGAAATTATTGAAATTAACAATGGTTCTATTGTTGTTGGTTTCGATACCGCATGGTCGCCACCCTACGCTATATATAAAAAACTTAGAGATATATTTAAAGATGTAAAAATCGAATGGTGGGCAAGAGATGAAGATGACCAAACTAATGGAGAGGGGTATTATTTACAATGAAAATTACCGATCACGAACACGCATATCTTCATGCTTTGGTTCTTGCTATAAACGCACCAACTGATGAACAATCTTTAGAGTGCCAAAAAATTGCAGCATCTATTGAACCTTATTTAACTGAGAAACAAATAGATTTATGTAAAAAAGGTATTGAAGTTTGCATGGAGTTATTATGAAACATAAAGAATATCAACAAAAAAGGGCATCACTTGATGATGCCTACTTATTCGGAGAGATCACACTCTCCGATTATGCTAGAGAATCACAAAATCTTGATACTAAATATTATCAGATTAAAAACGATAAAAAAATTTATAAAGAATATAAAAAAGCAAGCTAAACTAAAAATTTCCAGGATTTCAAAAACCTGGATTTTTTTATTTAAACTTATTATATTTGTGCATTCTTTCTTCAAATTTTGCCATTGCACCTAATAATTCATACTCATTCATTATTCTCTCTTGAATGGCCCCATCTTCTTTTGCAATAATTATCGCAGCTTGCTTCGCTTGAATGCCAGTTAAATGTTTTAATCCCATATTGTATGCTCCGAGCTGGCAAAAATAGTCTTCCAAATACTTATCAGGTTTATCTTTGAATGATCCTGTCGTCTTAAAGTCAGTTATAGTCAGCTTTTCATCTATATCGAGCAAACAATCTGCCGTACCAGCAAATCCTAATGGGTGATAAATACTAAATTCTATACTATGAATGGAAGTTACTGATCCTCCATCAATCCAGTTTGCCAAACCTCTGGCGTGTAGTTCTGCCAACCAATGTACTTTAGGGGACGTTCCTTTGGCTTTCTTAATCGCCCATTTTGTGACGCCTTTCGGAGAACGTGCCAAACCATCTTCATATGTTGTCCAAGAATTTCGTTCATTGCAGGTGTTTCTAATAAGTTGTGATGCTGTTTTTAATATATATTCGCAGTGTGAATGGGCTTTCGTACCTCTATTCGCTGCTTGCTTTCTTATACTTTCATTTCCTGGTTGTGCCAACCACTTACTTAAAAATTCTTTATCTCTCTTACTTTTAGTCTCACTAAGTATGTGTGTTACTGAATGATATTCTTTACCTTCTGTATCTCGATATATCCTATGCTCTCCTCCGTCTATACGCTCCAATGTTTTATTGCGTAACACTGCAAGAGCGTCTTGTTTGTCTACACCATCAAGTGTTAGTTGCATTAGATATACTTCCCCACTATGATTCTATATTATTTTTGCCTTTTTGCAACTCTTTTATCTTATTATTCATCTCAATAAATTTATCTGCTGCTTGTATTTTTGATTTATTATACAAATCCATCAAAGCATCGTACCTTGCTTGCATAATACTTACTACTTCTTGAACTTTTTGATCATGAGTAATACTGACAGATTGCCTACTCTGTTTAACACGAGATGTAAGACCTTTTTTTAAGGTATTTAAGTTCTCTCTATATATTTTCTTTTGATCTTTTATTTGTTTTTTTAATTTACTGTTTTCTATCTTTCTGTTCTCACTCATACTTTTGTAAAAAGGTAAATCTTTATGATCAACAATAGATTTGTACCACTTCTTTGCTACAAATTCTTGATCTTCTTTTTCTAGTGAAACAAACATACAATCAACAGTTCGTATCAATAGATTTTCTTCTGCAAAAGTTTTTATCCACCTTGCTAATGCTTTTTTAAATTTTTTTAAAAGAACTGCCTGGTATTCTTCCAATACAACATTTAAAGTTGTTTGGATTTCTTCGTATTGTTCATGTGAACGATTTGGTTCAACTAATTGTTTTTTAAGAACTTTTATTCGTAACTGAAGATCCAGCTCTTGTTGTTTTAGGGTATCCCACCTCATAATGTTATATATATGCTCTATTATTATAAGAGCAATAAATGGTTTTGGTTAATTAAATGTAGTTTTCGTAATATCTAAATCAGTAACATCTATCCATCTACCGTTTTCAAACAAGAAAATTAGCTCATTGTCAGGGTCATAATATATCTGACCTTCGTATGGCTCTCTTGGAAGTCTAACTTTTACCATTTTTTAACCAGTGATCAATAAGTTTCTTTAGTTCTTGAATGCGTTTTTGTGCAGCTTCAATTCGTTCTTCTTTTTTCATAAAAAAGTTTGGGTCTTACAGGTTGTCCTTGCTTACTGGAAAAGGCTATGACGCTCTCACCGAACGTTGTGGTTCTTCTCCGTCCTCGATGGGAACTCATGTCAGCTTTTAATATGCTTGGAAATGTCTCAACCACGCGACATTGGTCACATTAAAAGGAGCAGCAAGGTTGAGTGTATGCGTATCACTAACCTTGCCCAAACTACTGTTAGTCTGCCATCTCCTCTAATGGGTTTCCACCTACAAGTAGATTTTCTAAATAAAATCCATCATCTATTCTCTGTTCATAAGCCTTCTTGACTTCAACTTTATGCTTTGGTGATTGTGGCTTTGGAATGAGAACATAACTTGTAAATTCAGATGAACCTCTCATTTCTTTTTTCTGTGTCAGTTTCCAATTCCAATCAGATAAAGTTTCGTAACCTTCTTCTGCTGCATATTCAAGTAATTGTTTTCTGATACTTACTAAATCAAGAGCAAAAATTTTAATACATTGTTCATCAAAAGAATATATAGGCCAAGTCATAACTTTTGAAATAGTCTTAAATGGTCTTTCTTTTCCTTTGTTCTTAGGGTCGTTTGCGTCCCAATAGTTGTTCTTCTGTCTCTCCCAATCTCCTCCTAAAACGGTATGAATCGTATCATCACTTGGAAACTCAGTAAATTGAAAAGTTCTTGCAGATGAATAATCTTCGTAATGAGTTCCTGCTGGTACTGCCCATACACTGAAGTAACGTAATGGTTCTTCTACGCATAGTGCAAAAGTTGTTGAAGCCTCTTTCTCTACTGTTGCTCCTAATTTATTAGGCTTGAGAAATAAACTTCCAAGGTCAGAATCAGTTTTTGCTTCATTCTGAGCTAGGTCTGTGTCTAAAAGTTGCATAATTGTGCCTGGTTGTGCTTTTTGTGTGCATCGTCAATTAAGACGTAATATCAACATAAAGGGGGTTTCCATTTACGTCAATGAATGTAGAATGTGGAAACTTCCCTATTGAATGAACTATCCTAAAGAGAAGTAATCACAGTCTACCTTGCTAGTATAACACATGAGTTTGTTAAAGTTTGTAAAGTCACTGCCTGCTGACTTTGTTTGTGCTCCTATTTATAAAAAAGGATCAAAATTAATATCAGGAACTTTATCAAAAGGTAAAACACCTTTAGAAGATTCACACCATAGAAAATACACACCCGCAGACGCAGCTTTAGCGATGCGTCAAAACTATGATCTGCAAGCTATCGGTCTTTGGACAGGTATCCGTGGTAATGGTTATGTAATTCTTGATATAGATGCAGAACTAAAAATATATGAAAAATTATGGGGTGAAGACTTAAAAGACGCTCCAAAGATTACTTCAACTAAAAAAAACGCAGCTAAGTTTGTTTTTAAAATACCTAGCGATAGATGGACAGGATTAAGAGGTTTTGGTCTTGGTGATAGAAACTATGAAATTCTATGGGGTAGGCAAGGAGTATTAAAAGGCTTATATCCTGGACATGAGCGCACAAACACTCCCGAAGGTGAATATACACTAAAAGGAGATTTACATAACGTCCCTGACGCTCCTGAGTGGCTTATAGCTGAAATGAAGGAGAAAGAAGATACAAATATTATAAAAAAAGATATTGATTTTACAGATCGCACTCAAGATGAAATTGCACAGATCATTGCAGATTGTATTTCAGTAATACCACAAAAAGGTACAGGTAGTAGAGATCATTGGGTGAGAGTGGGTATGGCGATCCATTCTGTATTACCTAACGACTTAGGTTTACATTTATGGGCATCTTGGTCATCTGAAGATCCAGATTATGCAGAAGAATGGGAGAATGGTAATCCCTGTAAGGATGTTTTCTATTCCTTTAAATCAAAATCAAGTGGCATAGGTTTAGGTACACTCATTTGGCTTGCAGATAGAGAAGATCCCGAAAGAAGGAGGTTTACTGAAACTGTAAAAAAGATTGTTGAAGAAGCAGAATCACGCTTCATACAAGAAACAAGATTATCCGTACCAAAGTTTGAGGATCTTATAAAAGAAGCTAAAGATTTATTGGATATAGATAATCCAGCTGAAATGAATTACAAGCTTAATGCTTTATCAATCAAAGCTGGTTATCGAGATCAACAAGGTATCGAAAAGCTCTTAATAGATCAGATGAAATATGAAAATTCTTCTGAGATAATGACAGTAGAATCGTTGATGAATTTGGAAGTAGAGAGAAACTTTACCGTACCAGATATATTACCTTCACCATTTACTGTCTTACTTTTCGGTTCAGGTGGAGATGGTAAATCAATGTCTGCTTGGTCTCTTGCGAAGCACGTTGCAACTGGTAGTCCCTTTCTAGTTCGAGGCAAATATATGCCAGTACAGAAGGGTCCAGTTCTTCTTTTGAATGGTGATCAGTCAATGGTTCAGCTTAAAGAACAGTTGGAGGATATTGAATATCCAATGGACACCGATACTTACATTCTTGGTGATTGGTCGCTCCAGAACTATGCAAAGTTTATAAAGTTGATGGAAACTGTAAAACCAAAATTAGTTATCATTGACTCCCTAATTGGTTGTAGCGGAGGTAAAGGTTTTGATGAAAACAAATCTGATTTTGCTACTCCTCTTTATTGGTTAACTCAAAACAATGGTTCATTATGGGAACCAACTTCAATAATTGTTATCCATCACGCTAATAAAAATGGTGGATTTAGAGGTACTTCTGCTATCAGAGATGGTGTAGATGAAACTTGGGCTTTGAAAAAACCAACTGATGATCTCGTAGGCAGAGTTGGTAGTAACGCTCGAATTATAGAAGTAGAAAAATCTCGTATCGGTAGATCAGGTCTTTCCTTAATTATGAAGATGGAAGATGATCTTACTTACAGTATATCTGACTTCACACCAGAAATTGCTTCTAACGATAATACACCTGCAAATATTACAGATAAAATTTTACAGAGAATGAGATCAGTACACCCCGAAACTCGTTCAAAATACGATCTTTTATATGATCCTTTGATTGGTGGTAAAACTGGAACTATAAGAAAATCGCTCCAAAGATTAGAGAAAAGAGGTCTTATAGAATTTGTAGAAGAAAATAAAGAAGGTAAGAAATATAGAGCTATCCTCGCACGGGGGGAGGCCGTGGAGACTGTCCCACCAGTAGTAGATGATAGTGATAGCAGTACAACTGGGTCGGGACAGCATGATGGGACACCAAATACCTGTCCCACTAACATTGATGATGGGACACTTGCTAAATAAAGAGCTTGTCCCACCCTACTTGTCCCATCGCAAATCTAGGTTATAACAGAGATTAAAGGGTTTGGGACAATTCGGACGCTATCCCCCCGCGTGAGGCACATGGAAAAGACTCCAAGAGAAGTTGTTATTGAGGATTTACTAAAAGAAGTAAAATTTTCTATGACAAGAGATATAGTTTCAGCTACAAACTTTCTTAAAAAAGCAAGGGAAATCAGAAGTGGTAAGCAAGCTCAACGAAAAGCTAAAAGAGAGGCTCATAATAATCGTTGGAGAAAAAACTATGACACTCCTATAACATGGTAGTATAATAGAAGAAACGCTAGTTTATGACACCAGTAAAAGAAACTAAAGAATACAATCGCATCTTTAGAAAAGTATTATTTCAAGTACTTATAGACCCAACAAGAGGTAAATTATTTAAAAATATTTGTGAAGCTAAAGGTGAAAAGGCAAGTGCTGTACTTAGAAGATTAGCGTACCAATATGCCGAAACTTATGCAGATGGAGAAGATTACAAAGATGCAGAGTCGGAAGATATGAGACTTATGAATAAAGCACAGGAAAGTCGTATCGCAAACGGATTTAATTGGACTAAAAAGTGCGAGGACTAAGAATGTTAGATACCTTTGCGGGTATCGGTGGTTTTTCTTACGCTGCTACTAAACTGGTGGGAGGATATAGAACTACACAATTTATTGAAATTGATCCATTTTGCCAAAAGATTCTTAAAAAACATTTTCCATTCACTCCAATCCATGATGACATCAGAACATTCACAGCTATCCCTGGACAATATGATGTCATCTGTGGAGGCTTTCCCTGCCAATCAATATCAGTGGCAGGAAATAGAGTTGGAATCACAGAAGAATCCAGATCAGGTATCTTTTACGAACTCATGCGAGTCATACGCATGGTTCGACCAAGATTCGTTGTCTTGGAAAACGTGGCAGCGATCCTTAATAATGGATTGGACATCGTTCTCGGAGAGCTTTCCCAAGCAGGGTACGATGCAGAATGGTCAGTTATATCTGCGAGTTCATTGGGAGCCTGTCATAGAAGAAGCAGATGGTGGTGTGTCGCAACGCTTACCAACCCCCACAGCAAGAGATTACAAAGGCAGGACTTCGGTGAAATGGAACGAGAAATATGGACCAAAGGTGCTACCAGATGTCTTAACCCAGATTGGAGATCATATGTCAGTAAGCCCATACTTCGTAGAGGAGATGATGGGCTATCCTATAGGGTGGACAGAACTAAAGCCCTCGGAAATTCAGTAGTGCCACAAGTTGCTGCTATTCCATTAAAAAGAGTACATGATCTTTATTACAATGAATAAATTACAAAAATTAAAATTAAATAGAATATCTAACTTAGAAAAAAAACTTATTGATCAAGATTTAAGAGGATACGATCATTATGTTTTTATTGACGGTAATCGAAAAGCACAATTAATTACTAACGGTAAATGGGTTACAGAATTTATTAGAACTGCTGTTACAAAACACAATGCCCTAATTTGTGAAGTCTTAAGTATGCGTGAAGAAGATTTTTTAGAGCAAGAACTTAAGGACTTTGAGGACGGCTTGCTTTCATAATTTTTTCTACTTGTTTCATAATCATAAATTGATGAAAAAGAAACAGTAATTTATTAATACCTTTTGCTTTAACAATTTTCTCTTCAATCATTTTTTTTGACTCTTGTTCAGCTAAACGTGCCAATGAAGATGCAAGTACAGTCTCCATCTTTGCTGAGTTTCTTATAAGATCACAACTAAATGCTTTTATTTTATTTATATCACTAGATTTCATGACTTCTCTACATTTTAATTCTGTAGAAAGTTCAACTTCAGCTGGTGGTGATTCAAAAATAATTTGAAAAAAAGTATCTTTCATTTCATTGTAGGTTTGTGGTAGACCCAGGAAACATTCTGGATTCAATAAAACTTACTGCCTGATCATCTATTGTATTATCTGTTTGCTTGGCTATTGCTTTCAATAAGTCAATAATTAATCTCTTCATTGCTTTTGATTTTATAAAGATTAAAAGAATAGGTTTTAGGATTTTTACCATCATTTTTATGTGTTACTTCCCAAACATAGCTACTTTGCTAGTATTAGACAAGAATCTTTACTTTTATGGCTGAAGAGAAAGAAGAAAAAGAAGGCATCGAATGGGGTGAAATCTTTGGTCACACTATCCGATTTATGATTTTGACCTGGAGTTTATCAATGATGACTTTGGGATACATGGGTAAGGTAAGGATTGATGGAGCGTTTACGGCTGGACTCGTCAGTGGGGTGCTCGGAAGCTATGGAATTAGTGTAGGACAGAAGAAAAGTGGCATAAGTAACAGCAATGGTCCTAAAATAGTAGATAATAGTAAAAACAAAGTAGGTATCAAATGAAAAAACTGTTTGCTTTATTTCTTTTCTTACCAACGGCTGCCTTTGCCGACATAAAACAGGAATTTGTGACCTCTGCACAAATTACCGTAGATATGCCCTTTGTAACTACACAAAAAGTTGGTACGACCTACTCTTTAAGCGGAAATAATATTACCCCATCTGTAACTGTAGGAGATACAACAACATCAGGAAAGATTGGAGGACTTAATGTTGGTTCGTTAACTAATGGCGTTCCAGCGATGATACAAACTGATACTACGGTGACGACATCGGGTTCGGCCTTCAGCAAAACAGAATCGGTAATAATGGGAGATGCTACACCATCTACCGTAACTCCTAGTTCGGGGATTGCAGCATTACCAGTATTAGGAGGATCGACTACTGTAGCGTCAGGCGGTACTGCTGGATCTCTCGCTTTAACGTCATTGAGTTCTGGAGTCCATACTTGTACCGCAGGTGGGTCGGGTACATCTTGCATAGGATCTACTAAAGTTACTATTACGATTGACTAGACTTTGGCTGCTGGTTTTATTAGCATTACCTATAAGAACACTTGCTGTTCCTGTAGTACCCCAGTTCCGTTCTGGATCTTCTCAGACTTCAAGCACATCTGAACAAGTAATAAATGAAACAGTTACAAGCCATCAATATCGTACAGGATACTCTTATTCAGCGTCAGGACATAATATCGAATCTCAAGCAGGATATATCAACCCTACTGCTACGACTACGAATGAACAAACAGTCGGGGGAGTGAATTTTAATTGGACTTCGCCAAACTTAGAAGCTATACCTCGTTGGGGAATCGTAAACAATGGAGCAGCTTTTTCTTTACAAGAAACACTCTTAACTCCAGGGCTGGACACAGTAACCACCATAACTCGTCAAATAAATACAAGCACAACAACAGAAACCTCAACTACGTTTGGGCAATAGCTATAATCCTTTGCCCTGCAAAGGTTTTGGCTAACACTACAGTCGCATCACCACAGTCGCAAAGTACTGGAGTAGTTAATAACAATGCCACAATGATTACACCTTCTAGTATGCCAAGTTTTAGAATGAGTCAGGGCATAGTTTGTGCTTCTCCTAGCCTGACAATTACACCGTATGTAACAGATAGTTGGTCATTCGGTAGACCAATAGAATATGTCACTAGACAAAATATATATGACGAAGATACTGGAGAAGTAAAATATGTTCAAGAAACTCCTCGATTTGAAAAAGATAATTACAACTTAAATTACGGTATCTCTGCTCAACTGAACATTCCATTGGGCAAGTCACCGAAACTTTGTCATGAGGCAACAGCAGTAAATATAGAAGCTCAAAAGTTATTGATAAAGAAAACTAAAATGGAAATCAGCCTCTATCGTTTGGAGATGTGCTCAAAAATGGCGAGCACTGGAGCGACCTTCAAACCTAATACTCCTAGTGCTGTTACCTGTGAGGATATTGTTTATAACATTCCACCAAATCAAGTTATCCCACATACTCATAAATTAAAGTAAGCAAAAGCTCTTTCTAACTAGGGAGTGTTAGCTTTGGTTAGAACTTCCTTTGCTTAATATCTATTATACATCAAATAAGCAGTAGACAAGCACGGGTTGAAACTTGCCTACCTAGACGCCCTATCCTTCGCCATGTTGAATAGGGTTCTTTCATTTTACATCTTTTTTCTTCTTTGTAAGTTTCTTTATTAGATTTTTTACTAAGGGTTTGACAATATTAAGCAGTAATGGAGTAGTGGCAGCAACAGTAGCAATAGCAGCAGTGCTAATAAGCTGTGCAGGGCCAGGTATGTATTGCTCAATGAACGCAACGTCCTCATAGAGAGTTATACATTTACTACCATCTTCGCTTCTTTCGTGGCCTATAACACGTTCCAATCGTTTATCGTTACGAAAGTCTCCTACTCTTTGCTCAGTTTTACCTGGGCATGGAGCAAAATCTGGTGGGGGTGGTTTAGGTAAATCAGGAATTTTTGGCTGCTCTGTTTCTGGGAAGGGCGGTGCTTC